CTTTGCTCCTGCAGGTCTAACCTTAGACACATCCCACGATGGTATCATCCCCGAATAAAGTAAAGCAACTAACTCTCTGTAGGCTTTTGCCCAACCCGCCTTACTATCATCCACCACGATTACCACATCAGATTTCTGCATGTTCTCGCTAACAATAGGCAACTTGTCTACGTTCTCACGTTCCACACTAAAACCTACACCAGTTCCACACATCAATATGTACATAGCTTCATCGAATGATCTTGGACTATCAACTGGCAAGTAGCTACAGTTATACCCACAAGTGTTGTCTCTCTCAAGAGCTTCACCCGCAGTCATCATTGCTCTCATAGATGGCATCACATTTAAGTTTGTGATATACTCTTCCATCATCTCTTTATCAACTTTATCTATCTTGTAGTTGTGCTTCTCAAGCAATGTCTTGGACATGAAGTCCACGTACCTTGTGACTGTCTCGCCCCAATTCTCTCTTCTTCCTTTATCTTCTAACCAACGAGCATACCTAGACTTGTGTATGAACTCCTGATAAGAACTTGGTAACATATTAGATGCCATCTTCGTCTTCTCCTATTGTCTCAATTAGTTTATTTAAATACCATTTTGCTTTTTCTAAATCTTCTACACCATTCTTGTATTTATATCTAGCTAAATACTTAAGTATGTTTCCTTGCAAGTAAGATTCAAAACCATCGCCAGTTATAGAAGCTATGATATCTATAGTCTCTATGCTTGACGCATTGTAGTGTGCAGGGTGGTCAACCATACTACTTTCTTCTTCTTTTATTCTCTTTAACATGAACTCTTTATAACCTAACATTAATCTTTTCTGAAATCTACTTTAACAACATTCTCCGATGTGTCAAGTATTTCACCTAAGTCTTCATCAAAATCTATCTCTATCTCATCTGCGTTAAAGTTAAACTCTATCTCAGACTCGCCACAACGAAACACTGTATCTCCCTTTCGTCTTAGAAGAGCAAGCAATCCTTCGTACATGATTGATGCAACAGAATGATCCTCGTGGCAATCATACACTTTACCAGTGGTATCGTAGGTTACCATGTGAAACTTATCGTCTTCTAAATCAGACAAGACTATGTAATACTTGTTCTTCTCTAGGAGCATACTTTGATCTGTGCTTTTCTTTTTCATTTCTTCAGCCAATCTGCAGGGATTGTTTCATTCGCCCACTTGTAATTGTGTTTGTCACACCAATCAGCGTAGGTAGTCTTGCTTCCTTTATATATCTTATTCTTTGCGTTCATAAACACCATGCGTATATCTAACTCTTTGTGTTGTTGTTGCACAAGAACCATCTTAACTCTGTCAGCAGTGGTGAACTCCCCCTTAGCTTCTATGTAGATGTCCGTCTCTGGTATGTAGAAGTCTGGGTTGTAAGTTCTTATCTTAGGAAGGTACTTGAACTTATCCTTTTCGTATTCAAATTTAATTTTGTTGTTTGCAAGGTAGGTAGCTAACTTAAGCTCAAACTTTGATCGGTATCCTACATTCTTTTTCATGGTTACGTTCTTCCTAGCTTTAGCTTATCTAAGTTCTTGTGTATGTATTGTGCCATAGTGGGTATGTACTTTTCAATCATAACCAACTCATCTAGCAAAGGATAAACTGGTATACAAATAATCTTTCCGTTGTTAATGATGGTGCTGATAGCTTGGAATTGTTTTGTAAGTTTGTCCATGTCTCTCTTAGAGGACTCCCCCTTAAGATTTCCAGACCCTGAATAGTTATCACGTAATGTAAGAGGAACACCTCTGTCATGTTGTCTCAAGAAAACTATATCCCTGCCACCACCTTTTTCTACATCTGCTTCTACGTAGGCATGGTAGACTTCATCATTTAATTCTAACAGTTTTGTTTGGTAGGTATGTAGAATTAGGGTAGGCATTAGATTGCTTTCTTCTTTAGTACATCGTACCATACTTTAGGTGGGTTCTTAGCCTTTGATGTTATCTTGTCAAACAACTGAGCCTTTGACCAACAACGTGAACGATAGCCACACATGCCACATATCTTAGGTAAGGTTTTGTTACCAGTTCGTACCACCTCACTCTTAACTTTGTAAGTTTCAAACTCAGACTTAAATGGTTTAACAAAGTCAGGGTTAGGGTCTATTAATCTTTTAACTCTCTTCTCCGCATCAGCCATGTAGATTCTTCTGTCTTCATCTTGCCAATCAGGAGCTTCAACCATAGCCACTTCACCACTTGATTTGTTGATAACTATCCAACCACCAAAGGGTAAACCTGTAGCTTCTGCATATAGATGACCTTGCATGATATAGCCAAAGGGATCATCTTCCTTTATCTTATCGTAGCCACCATAGCCAGTGTACTTAAATTTAAATGCCCACTCACTTGCAGACTTAACATCCCACACTTTATCTATGCCCATCTCATCTCTCAAGATAAGGTCAAGTGTACCATTTACTGTCTGTCCTGCAATGTTAAGTGAGACTGCCTTTTGTTTCTCAACGATCTCTACCCCTGCCTGCTCCATAATAAGAACTGCAACGGATTCAACTAAGTCACCAAACAAAAAACGAAACAGAGCATTGTAGTCCATCTCCTCAACAAGACCAGACCTCTCTAGTAGTTGCTGACAAAGAGGTCTACCTAAGCCAGACATTCTTATTCTGTACTCACGCTTCCTATTTAGTTGGATATCAACTGACTCTTTACACTCGTCTGCAAAGTCTTGAGTAGCACTAGGGGAGATCGTGACTTCCCCCCTAGTAGCTCTCTGCATGTAGTCTTGAATTTTAAGCAGATTTAACATTGAAATCAGCCGACAAGTCCTGTTCCTCACTAGGAGAAATGAGTTTCTGAGCTTCTCTAAACTGATTAAGAACGTTCTCGTTATGAGCCTTTACAGTCTCACTGAAGTCCTTCATCAATGTCTTATCTGTATCCAAGACTTCGACTTCCTTATGGAGAGAAGGAACTGGGATATAGTATACAACTGAGCCACTCTTAACTCTGCCCGTTGCTAACTTTATGACGACCTTTTGCATAATCTTCTTCTGCCTTGTAAGTCCGTCAATAAATTCTCTGATTGGTTTAAAGCCTGAACGCTTGAAGTATGCAACAAATGGGTGGTTGTCCATCTTAGCAGGATCACCATTTGCTTTAACAAAATCTCCACTTACCTGACCATATATAACTTGGTTACATGTGGCAGAACGTGACTTTAATTTTAGTGGGTCATCATCTGAAAGTATCTCTTCTTCTTTCTTAGGTAACCTACCACACTTGTTTCCTGCTTGTGTGTCTGGAAACTCACCTGATAAGGTAGGCTTCTGTACAGACTTGCAAGAGAAAGTTCCTTGCTCCATGTCCCACACACTCCACTCGAATGTACGTAGGATAGGTCGGATGTAAACTTCCTTAGCGTAGATGTACTCACCATCAACAAACATCTTCCACGAGCCACGAGTCAAAGCGACACCATCGTCTGTCTCTGTATCGTAGTTAATGTTAAGTCGTGATAGTCCAGTGTTGCTAGACGTTGCTTTCGCTTGTCCAGTTAATTCCATAAACGTAGCAGTATCATCATCGTTAAACGCTGATACCAAGTTGTCCATGTCGTTATCGATTGTAGTCATATCATTTCCCATGTCATTTCCTTTATATTTGGGTTTCGGTAACCTAACCTTAGTAATTTACTTCGGATAAGTCAAGCCAATTTTCACCTATTTTTAATTCTATTCCTATAGGCATGTCGTATTCTATGCTGTACCTAGCTTTCGAGCCATCAGAAATAGATAACATAGCATCAGATAATACCTTAATGCACTGATCTTTTTCCGTTGGATGAACGTCAAGCACTATTGAATCGTGTACTGTGTTGCATATAACTGATTGCATCTTCAAGCTTCTCATCACCTTGTCTAGCTCAACTAAAGCAATCGGCAGCAGGTCAGCAGTTGCAAACCCCTGCACGGGATAATTACAGATGGCAGTACGATTTGTAGCCGATCCCCAATCAGTCCACTTAGCATCAGGGAAAGCATAGACCCTACCTGATGGTAACTTTATCTCTTTTGTCTTGACTGCTTCTTTCTCTAGCTCCTTGTGCCACTCTGCTACCTGCTCATACTTCTCTTTAAAGGCACTGTAGTAGGCTTGTTGTGCAGGTGTGCCACTTACACCACCATACAAAGGTTTAAAGGTGTGAGCCTTCGCATCCTGCCTGCTACACCCTATGATAGATGCAGTGTAGTTGTGAACGTCAGTCCCATCCAAAACATCCTTGTAGGCTTGGGCATCTTTAGCCAAGAACCCTGCAACCCTAAACTCTAACTGAGAGTAGTCACCCTCAAGAATAAAACCACCCTCGAATCGACTCTCGACTACCTTACGTATGGCAAACGTAGAACCTCGTGGCATGTTTTGGAAGTTAGGATTACGAGATGACAACCGACCTGTAGCAGTAACACACTGCATGAACTCAGGATGAACAAAGCCATCATCATCCACATTGTTTTTCATACCTTCCACAAAGGTAGATAGGTAAGTACGAATAGCATTGTACCTAGAATAAGAAGTACAGAACTCACGGG